GTTTTGGATTGTATATCCCCAAGCCGCGCCCGCGTTGCCCGTTTTTGCTCTGAACTGATAGGATGAACCATCAGTAGAAACATTACGTGACACACCGCGCATTGGGTTAATCAAACGCAGTTTGTGAAACACGGGGTCATACGCTGTACGACCACCGATGCCAGCACCAGAACCTGTCAAGGTTGATGCCTCAGTCATGTACGCCTGATATTGGTCATCAGATTCCCACATTTTTAATTCTGTGTGAACACGGCTGTTACCTTTTGTAAAGGTAGCCAGTTGCTCACGCACGCGACGATTTACGTCACCGCGAACAGTTTTATGTGGTGTGCGAATAAACTCAGGCATTTGAATAGCAGATACTTTGGCTTCCAAAGCGGCAAACTTTTCAGTCAACTCGGCTTTTGCGGATTCCACAGTAGTTGCAACTTCGGCTTTCACCGCTTCGATTTTGGATTCGTTAGACACGGCAATCGCGTCAACTTTTTCCAGTACTTTATCCATAGACATAATAATTTCCTTTAGATACGTTTTTCAAGTGCCTTTACCAACTCGCGCGCTTCAAAAGCGGCAAGTAGTGCATCGGCTTCGTTTACCACCGCTTCAGGCTCACCCTGATTTGGTAGAGATTCAATTGGCTTTTGAACTGCCTCACGCTGTTCCATTGCTTTTTTGAATACCAAAGATGCGGTGGTCGCATCCTTACGAGTTAGACCCGCCTCACGCAGAGTCTTTTCGACTGAACGGATATTTAACACGCCTTCGGTGCTAAACATCTCTAATTTGTTAATTTCCGCATTGGGATTGTTTGGGTACATAACGACAGATACTTCGCGCAGTCCGCCTTTAGTAATTTGAAAATACGCCTCGTCAGATTGGTCTGGATTGCCATCAGCATCAACCATTTGCGCCTCGTCAGCGTATGCGCCAACAGAAACACCGCCAAACATTTTGGGTGATTCTTTTAGGATTTGATATAGGTCGTTGCCGCCTACAGTGTTTGTGTACAAGCGACCTTTGGCGGTCATGCCTTGGTCATCAAATTCAAATGAATTCCACTCGCCCATTGGCATACCAAGGTCGTTGTGATTTAAAAACATTGGCAATGGTTTGTCGCCAGAATTAAACGTCTCAGCCCAATCCATAAAACCTTCGGGCTGATAATTAAACTTGCGACCGTCAGCACCCTCGCGTGCGCCCCAAGTTGTTACTCGGGCTTCCATCATTCCCGATGGATTTTCTGCCTCGTTTGCGCTTGTCGCTAGTTGGACTTGCGCTTCGCAAATTAGCGTGTAATTCTTCATTTATCACCCCATTGTGGATAGATTGATTATCGTCTCTTATCTTGTGGGGCTTCTCTATTGTGCCGAGTGTAACATTACTCGTTCGAATTTGTGAAGCCAAAATTGCAAGTTTTTTTGCAATCATGTTGTACCTATATTCATTTTTCGCGTTTGATTACCACCGCCACCGCCCGTATCCTGTGGCGATGTACCCGCGATAGGCTTATCTGATGAGCCACCCGATTGTAGTGCATCGCCGCCTTCAATGATAGGCATATTTAAATACATACGGGCTTCATTAGGCGTCATAATGCCCGCTTTTACCGCGGCTGTCACAAAATTCATTTGGTCAAGCGGTGCGCCTTTTAAAAAATCCTTGGTATCAAAGCGAACGCAAAGGTTTGGGTAGCCTTTAAACAAATGCTGTTTTAACTTTTGCTCGATGCTAATTACCGTTGGATACATCACGGTTTTGTAAAATTCATCCAACATTGTTTGCGTATTATTATATTTTTGGTCGGCAATACCAATCATTGCGGGCGGCACGCCAAAAACGCCACAAATGCGCTTCATCGTTTGTTCTTTTAACTTTGCCGCATCAGCATCCTGCAAGTTAAGCATTTCAATGCTTTCATACGTCATGCCTTGGTCAAGCAACATACCTTGACCAGATTTTGACGGGTCTGTGCCGCGACTGCCCGTCATTTGGTTCCAAGTTTCCTTAATACGCGAGGCAATTTCCTTGTATTTTGCATCAGGAATTACTTGGTCAGTTTTAAAAATACCGGAAGGTTTTGCTCCGTTTTGCATAATAAAGTTGGCGTAAATATCGATGTCTTGGTCAAGCGCAATCAATTCCGTAGCCAAAATGCCTTTATTAAAACCTGATGAGCCTTGCCATGCCGCTTCTTTAATGTGCATGATTTGATGCGAATCCAAAGGCGTGTCTTTACTGAATCCGTATGATGGCGAACTAAGTACGTACGATGGGTAATTGCCCGGATTTAACTTAACCGTGACCAGTGTCGCATCCATGTTGTACATCTCGATTGGCGTTTGCACTGGGTCTTTTTGGTCCTTACGCCACCACAAGGTAAACGTTTCACCGGCAAGGTCTTGCCACATCATCCATTGATACCAAAACTCGTATGCGCTTTGAAAATTATTTGGATTTTGTAATAGGTTTAAAACTTGTTGCGCTTTGCCTTTATCGCGTGAGCCAATGCTAGGGTCTAGCAGAGCATCAACTAAAGCACCATCCTTATTCTTTGCCATGATGGAAATGCCGCATTGCGATATAGCGCGAGCCTTTACACCAACGCATCCCATCACTGTGGAGTTGCGCGTTAGCGCAGACATGTCCAATACTCGACCCGCGGTCGTAGTGCTAGACGTTGTTACATAAAGTAATTGTTGCGAAGGCTGTTGTCGATTCTGCCCCATAACAACTTGGTTACCCAGTTGCAACTGTCCAAGAACCGTATTTGATTCGTTTTGAACGCTCTTTTTTCTACTAAAAACATCCAAAATGCCCATGATTTTCTCCAAAGTTTCCGCAATACTACATTAAAACGACCGAAAACCAAAACTATCACTTACAAATGGGTTATCCAATGAGCAATGTGCCGCGATAATCATACTAATAATACCGTCAACCTTTGCGGCTTTGTCTGCTTCGTTCTTGCGCACCTTAATATTGCCATTGACATCCGTATAGCACTCGCAGTTACCTAGTTGCCATCCCACAAAAGGGTTGCCGTTATGCTTAATTTGTTTGTTCAGTATCAATTTTTCAATGTATTTGCTTGGATTGTTTAGAACCGCCATGCCTTGGCCAACCTTTTTAACTGGCACACCGGCATCGTGTAAACGAGCAACTAGACTTGCCGCATTGTATGCGTCATAGCCTACTTCCTTAACATTGTATTTTTGACACTGCTGATTAATGATGTATTCGCTAATTTCGCGGTCATCCATTACGTTGCCTTCGGTTAATTTTAGAATCCCGCTTGCAATCGCTACTTGGAAAATATCTAGGTAGTGTTTAGGTATAAACGCTAGGCTATCCTCGGGCAAGAAAAACTGCCACTCCGCTTCGTAGTCCAATTCCCCGTAACGCTTTAGCGTACAAACTGCGTTTAAATCTCGCGTTGCCGCCAAGTCAAATCCAATAAATACCGCTTCAGGCACACGACCAAGGTTTGCGACATTTGTGCATGCAGGGTCATCCCAATGAGCGCGGTCAACCCATGCGGCATTAGCAGAAACCCAGACGTTTAGTGTTTTACACAAAAACTCGTTCAGCGCGGCTGGTTTATGCTTGGCTTCCTCTGCCCGTTGTGCAATGGCATCCTCATAAACAGATATTCCGTGCATCGGATTGGCTTTTGCCCAATTAATTGGGTCGCGCCAATCATCGCCAAGGTCTAGCCCGTACAGCAAGCCAAACCATCTAGGGTTATCAGTCGCCTCGCCACGAAGCATCGATTGATACATGGACAAGTCCTCATAGAACTTAGTGTCCTTCGTAAACGAGGCGGTCGTAATATAAACTCGCAATGGATTTTGCCGAGCGACCATACCTGAGTGTAATACTTCAATGCTGTTTCTATCTGTTATCTGCGCGGATTCATCAACGACCACGCATGATGGATTTTTACCGTCACCAGACTTTTTGGTATCGCGGCTTAACGCTTTAAAGATTGACTGCGTATCGCCTTTTTTACTGATGTTGTATTTGCTCGGGTTAAACAGGGTCGCTAGGTCGCGGGGCATGTTTTCCACAAAACCCTTGGAAGCATCAAACACAATCGTGGCTTGCTCTCTGTTTGTTGCCAGTGTGTAAACCTCAGGTCCACTTTCACCGCACAATAATTCGTATAAACACAGCACCGCGGTAAGGGTGGATTTTCCCGCCTTGCGTGGAATAAACAAAATCACATCCGTGACCATGCGTTTGTTTAAGTCCTTTTTTGACCTAAACCCGTAGGTCGCGCAAATTAGCAAAATTTGAAACGGCTCTAATAGTACTGCCTCACCGGCTTGTGGTCCTTTGGTGTGCTGTAGTGTTCCCGCGAACTTCAGAACGTGGTCGGGTACTCGGTGGTCAAATACCCATTCCCATTCCTTATTTTCGATTTGATTTATAAACCGCTGACACGCTAAACGAACATCGTTACAGACGTTAATTTCGCCTTTTGCTACTGCATGCGCATACGCTACACCGTCTTGCCAATTCATTGTGCAAATGGTCCTCGCAGGAATTGTGCGACAGGGCTATCCTCCTCGGCTTTGCCGGCAGATAACCTACTGCGTGGGGTTAACCCTAGTTCATTCATAATTTGGATTATGAGCGTCATGGTTTTATTACGCACAGATAGGTAAGGGTTTGGTCCTACAGTTTGCCCGTTATTAAACTTGGTAATTACCCCGCCTTTTTTTATCGCGGCTGTGCATTGCACATAAGTCTCAATATGGTCAGCAAGCATCGCAAGCGTGTGTTTGTCTTGGTCGTTGCCAATGCCGTAAACGCTATACAAAAACTCAGCGGTTTCCTCGATGAATTTATTTTTATCCCAAGCCGCAGGATTGTCCACCCATTCGGCGCGAGGGATTCGTTTTTTAATGTTGTCGGGCAACGCGGTGGGGAATCCCTTGCGTGGTGTCGTTCCGTCAACGATGTGAAGTTCTGGTGGTTTTTTGTTCATGATTTCCGGATGATAATACATCACCCCCCGATGGTCAAATTACATTGCGAACGATTACATGACCGTTCTTGCTGTCCAGTGGGTCGGTATTTTTAAGTTTCAACCGTCTGCCTCTGCATCTGACGGGTCAACCACGCCCATGACCCTTGCGTAGTCAGAACGAGCATAGTCCCTGTCAGGTATGCCAAACGCCCTGTATATGCCGTGTCGTTCTAATTGGGTCTTGGTAGCGTGGTGCGTAGCACATAGGCTCTGAAAGCGGTTAATGTAGAACGCTTGCTCACTTATGTGTGTCCACGGGAATAGGTGGTCAACTACATTCGCAGGGGTTATGCGACCTTCTGCTTGACAACCCGCACACAATGGGTACTTACTGAGTTGCCTCTGCCTTAGGGCTTCCCATTGCTTAGTGTTGTACTTCTTATTGTATTTAGCCCTATTAGCGTTGTACTTAGGGTTATATATCTGTTCATCCTTACCGCCATGTTGTATGCACGATGAGGTAAATTTACTGCGAGGATTCTTGCACCCTAATTCCCCACATAGGGCATACGTGGGTATGGTAGGCATTAGTCATTAAGCATACAGTTGCGGCATATAGTGTGCTTCTGCCACTCATCGCTACTATGTATAAGGCGTAAGTGTTGCATCTTTGGTGATTTCCATGCCTGTGCCAGTGTCATAGTATCTATATGCCCTAATGCCAATTTTTTACCCGCCAACTTACAGCATGGCAATATCTCGCCATCATCATCAATAACCAGTTGCTTAAATGGGAAATCACAGCCCTTTGTAGGCATATCAACATCTGCGATGGTTAGGCCAGTGTTTTTGTCAGGCACTTCGTTCATTTTCTGAAACGCTATCAAATCGGCTTTACCTGTCCAAAACTCGGTAAATTCGGCTTCCTCATGTATGTTGATTTGATTTTTAAGAAAACTTACACGCACAAGTGGGAACTGCTGTCCTAATTCGTTACGTTCTTTAATAAACGCCAGTACGTTAGCAACCACTTTATTAAATTGCCCCGATAACCGTTGTTTGTTGTACGTTTCTGCCGTTACAGCGTCAAGCGATACAAATAACTTGGTTAAACCTGATTGCATCAAAGATTCACGTCTTTTAGGCGTGAGCAGTGTGCCGTTGGTCACCATGTAAATATTGATGATGCCTTGGTCGCGTGTCCATCGGATAATTTCCTCAAGGTCTTTGCGTAACATCGGTTCGTTAATGTAATTAAACTTGACCGCCTTAACGCCAATACTTACAGCCTCCTTCAGTACCTTTTCAAACTTTTTCCTATCCAGTTTGTTATTTGCAATCTTTTCGTAGCCATGTATGCAAAACGGGCAAGCCATATTACAGCCCGCATTTAACTCAACGTCTATCTGTAATGGATGGTCAAGTTCCTCTAGGTTAGAGGCTTGAGCCATCATAGTTCTAAATTCTGTCCATTCTGTTAAATCGACATCCGGTGGGCATGCAGATAATAAATGTTGGTTATAAATCTGATGCATCAGTGTCATGGTGTTTTTCGATTAGATTAAATTTGTAAACGGGCTTTTTAACAGAATTAATGTCAGTACGCACTTTAAATGCGTTTTTCTTAAACACGTTGTAATCCACATGATGATGCGCCCTACCATAGCGATACGCTAAACGAGCCACATCGGGGTGTACTTGCACAATCATTTTGGATTTATTAGCCGTTCCCTCTTTAGCGTAAAACTCCGCAGTGTTACCGCCTTTAAGGGCTTGTGTGACCATTTTTTCTTGCAAGAACTGGTTAAACAATATCGTGCACCAGTTGTCTTTAAGCACATCCAAGGAAAGAATTGTGTCCTCGTTATACCGACCGCGCCAACGGAATTTCAAATCATTACGTATAAAGTTGCACGAATAAATGCGCGTATTGACTATCATAGGATGCTTTTTCTGCCTAGAGGGTGCAAAAAAGGTGTAATTTGGTCCTGACATACCAACATTACTAAATCGTAATGTAAAGTCCTCCATCGCACGCCAGTAATCCGGTGTTTCGCATTTAATTTTTTCGTTTTTATTAAATATGCGGAAACTGCGGATGTTGTCATCCATTACCCAGTGCCAACCAGAATTTATGCTGATTGCGTGGTCCCATGCAAAATTGCGTGCAGGTCCTGCGCCCTTGCTTTTCTCATCCCCAAGGTGGTCGCACGTTTCGTATGTGCGTTTGTAATCCATATCAAGCACAAGTAATTTGCGCTTATCAATTACAGCGGCGTAATCATTGTATTGCTGGTCTTCGACAATAACGTAATAATCCATGCCCATCAAATCCAATGCTTTCATCGTCATACATGATTCATGACGGCCTTTTGATGGGATGTAAATAGGAAACTGCTGTTTAGACATATCTCTTAGATTCGGTTTCTTTTCTGACCTGAATCGGGTGATATATGTACTTTGCGCTGTTGGAAAAATTCTGTTTAATTAAATGCTTAAAGTTATCAACATCTTGTTCATTCTCAAAATGCACAATTAAAGACTTGTAAGGATTGGCATTTTTATTCTCATACTCGATGGCTTCGTTGTATTCTTCAAAGGCATCGGCAGTTTCCGCTATATCAAGCAGACGTGACAAACTAGCCTCATCAAAGCCTAATATGCTTAAATCGTAATCAGCATCGCTTAACGATTGCAACTCTAGGCGCAAAATTTCATCATCCCACTTAGCGTTTTGTGCCAGTTTGTTATCAGCGATGACGTAGGCGGCTTTTTGCTCATCTGTTAGGTGTTGCAGTTCTATCGTTGGCACAGTTTCTAGGCCAAGCACATTAGCCGCCATCACACGACCATGACCCGCAATAATGCCATTTGCACCATCCAGTAACACAGGATTGGTAAAGCCGAATTCGTTAATGCTTGCGACCAATTGGCCTAATTGCGTCTCGTCATGCAAACGTGAATTGTTGGCATAAGGCACTAAATCAGCGGTTTTTTTGTATTTAATGGTTAATTTTGTCATGTATTACCTTTTCTTTTTCCAATACGCGGGTCTGTTGTTCCAGCAATTTGTTTTAACCTTTTCATAGCCATAATGCCGCAGTGCATCATTAAACATACGGCTCATGCGTGTGCCACTGTAAAATTTGCCCTTGTATTCATATTCGTTAAAATGACCAATTGATGGCGAATTAAATGTGCTGGCAATTAAAAAATGTTTGGGATTGCATTTTCTTATAATATCTGTCAAATGCGCAATAGGGTCTATGATATGTTCAAAGTATTCTGACGCAAATACAACATCGGCACTTATGTTGTCATACGTATCGGCCACAGAAAATCCATATTGGCTTGATAAATCAACGCACATCTTGTACTGTGGCGTTCCTGATAAATTCGTGCCAATTACCTGCGCGTTAGGGTAAATGCTTTTCCATGCGGCACATGTGTAGCCAAATCCACAGCCAAGGTCAATAACTGTGCGCACGTTACCCATGTCTTGCACAATGCTTTTACCGGACATTGATTTTGGTGACTGTATCATTTGAAGATATTTGCGGGAATAAGTTACCCAACAAACCCAAATATCGACAAAGTAAAACGGGCTTGCATAAACACTGTAATCAGGTTTGCCTGTCTCAAGTGCTTTGTACCACCTTGCTTCAAGAACCTTCATTTCCCGCAAATCTTCATACGGAATGTTTTGATTTTTAAAAAATTTAATTTGATTTAACGTAACATCATATACACGCGATGTATCCATCTGTATGTATTTTGAAGCATGGTTTAAGTAGTCAATTAAATCTTGTTTGGATTTTTTCTCAAAAACGCTTGTTGTCATGTCTTGTCCTATATTTTTATTTCAGGAATTTCAACTTGTAAACAGTCTGGTTAAGCAAATTAGAGATGTTGTCAATTTCGTTTTGTATTTCACTATCCTGTGGCATTTCAACGCGATAGTCGCGCACGTAATTGCGTAGGCTTATCATATATGCCAATGGTTCTGCATCACCTGTGCGAAACATGGATGGATATGGCTCAATAATGGTTTCGTAAGCACCTTGGATTGATTCCACAAGCCCGTCAACCAAGTCAGGAATGGCATCATAGTACGCGGCAAGGGCAACGTGCTCAGAGTATGTCATTGATTTAAAGTGCATTAGGTGCGTAAGAGTTGCTGAATGCAACATCGTGCTGACAAATGTGCCAATAAGTTGATTGTCCATAAGTGATTCCTCTTTAAAGCCTGATGCGTGGGCGGCTTGCCCAACTTGAATAGCCTTTTGTTTACTGGCAAATGGTCCTTTACCGCCCCAATACCATCCGTCTGATTTTTTGCTGATTGGCATACATTACCCCTGTTTTTGATATTGTCTACGCTTGCAAGATTTGACGCAACCGCAATGTGGCTCAACCTTCCACTCAGGGGTTTCGCCCCATTTACGCAGTGTTTTTGCCAGCATTTCGCGCATTAGTTTACACGGCTCGCTTTGCAATAGGCGTTCACGGCAATTAAAACATTTAAACGAATAACCACCATAGAATTGTTTTTTTTCAGCGTAAGCGCAATCCTTACATGCTTTGGTTGTGTTCATACGATGGTAATTTTGTTTGATAAAAAGTGTAAAGCCAAACCTTTTTACGACCCACGCTTTGTTCGTTAGGTATTTGCTCACGGGTCATATATCGTTGCCGAATGAAGTAGCACAAAGCCATACTGATTTGGCTAGACTTTAGGTCGGGTCGTGCTGTGCGTATATCAGTCAATGTCATTGGTCGTTTGGTTAACTCAAAAACATCGCGTACTTTTGTAGCGGCGTTGGACATAAAAAACCCTCATGTATTAGATGAGGGCTATGATATCAGACTTGTAATATCTGTCAAGAGGTTAGCACAGCGACTGCTCTGTTTTTAACCATATCGCCATTGCCAAACCATGTGTTATTTAAACGAGCATCGTTTGTGCGTGATGGATGATGGTGGTCAAAATACTCGGTAACTGAGTTAAGCAGTGCCCATTTACTGTCACCGACCAACTCGCTACCTTTGGCCTCGCCTTTGAATAGGTCTAGGATTTTGTTGTATGGGCGGCTTTTTTCTACGATAAAGTCAGGCTGATTTAACTGGTCTGCCGTAAACAGTATCCGTTTAATAAAATTATTGGCTTGCTCTATTGTAATACGTTGACGCTCTAAATGCTTGGCCATTTCCATAAATCCATCAAACGATGCAACTGCCGCACCTAATTTAGATTTGATTAGTTCGTGGTCAAATTTGCGTGCATGTGTAAACGATACGCTGTGGGCATTGTTTTGCACTGATAGCGACAAAGTATTATTACAAACCACACGCACACTGGTAAAACGGGCTGTGGTGGCTAGGGATTTGTCTGCCGAGGTGGACAGTAGCAAAAATCCACCAATACCATCGCCATCGCTTACCTCTGCAAATTTACCAGTTTCGGCTAGTGCCCATAGGCGTTTGCCGCCAAACAATGTGCCGGCAGTATGTAAACGAAAGCCTGATTCCTCAACTAAATCACGGAAAAACTCCAGCACTTCTGCGGGTTGCACAATCTGATAGCGGTCTGAAACTATTGATAAAGGTTCAAAATTGTCGCTACGGAACAAAACATTTTGCCGTGTTACTTGAAGCAAGTCACCGTCTGCACCATGCGGTTCATAACGAACTGGTGTTGATTCGATGCTCCAATCCATGCCAGCGGCTTTGCGCCATTGCTCAATAGTAGCGTTTTGGTCAAGTTCCTGACCCAAGCCATGCCAAGGTGTGCCGCCAACAAAAGCCATCTCTGTGTAGCCATCTGCGCGGATAGTAAGTTCGTGTGCCATGATAAATTTCCTTTTGAATGATTAACGATTGATGAAAAAACACTGGTTAGGGTGGCTAACACCCTTGGAATCGATGTAGTTTTCGCCACATCCTGACATATATTCAATTAAGAATAATGCACCACCTAATACAAACGCCAAACTGACGAGGGCTTGTGCAACCCAAACTGCAAGTTGTTTAATGAATTTCATAATGAACCATAGTCCTTTTGGTCTGTTTGTTCGTTGTAGCCCTTGGTATAAGCGGCTAATTCCTCTGAATTTAACTTTGTAATCAATTTAGATTGCAACGTATCGCCTTTGTAATAATGTGGTGCAAAAGCGCGACCATAATATTTATCGGCTGAACCGCGGTCATAAGGACCGCCATGTCTTGTAAATTCTACTTTCATGCTGTGGCTCCTTCGTGGTGCATTTCGTAATAGGCTTGAGCATCCTCGGCTGTTGATGCTTCCCATTCGCGGCAGATAGCAACTTCAAAACCGTTGTTGAAAACGGCTGTCCATGCACCTGAAACTGTGCAATTTAAAACAGGATTGAAGTATTCAGGCTTGAGAAAAACCTCTGTAATTTTGATTTGTTTACGCATGATTTATTCCTTTTTTCACAGTATGGCGATGTTGCCATAGAAGTATTATAGTGGGATTTCGGCGTTTGTCATACTTTGCAACAAATATTTGCAAATATTTTAAAAAAAATAATCTTAAATTGAATACAGGGGTTTTCAGAATCAATAGCACTGTCTATGGTTCGTAACAAAGACCAACAAATTTGGTTTTTTCGTGGTCTTTTGTGGGATTTTGTGGATTGCTCGCGTTAAAACTGGTAATGCCGGTGCGCGATGGGGTTACATGACTTTTTATGGCAAAAAAAAGGGAGACATCTTTAGACATCCCCCTTGTGAGTAATGAGCACCGTGGCAACTGCGCTCAATTACATTCTGCCCTATTTAAAACGGGATGTCATCATCCATTTCAAATGTTTCTACAGGCTTTGATTTAGGCGTGTCAGCGGTGTCGCCTTTACTTGATAGCATTTCCATTTTCTCACCAATGATTTTGGTTGTGTAACGGTCAACACCATCCTTGGAGTACTTTTCTGTTTTCATCTTGCCTTCGATATAGACCTTAGAGCCTTTTTTAAGATACTCCCCTGCTATCTCAGCCAGTTTGCCAAAGAACGCCACGTTGACCCATTCTGTTACTTCCTTGGCCTCGCCTGACTTGTCTTTGTACTTTTCGCTGATAGCAATACTGAAATTGGTTACTGCCTTGCCATCGGGCATAAAACGCATCTCAGGGTCTTTACCTAAGTTACCAATGCCTATAAATTTATTAACTGCCATGATTTATCCTTCGAGTTTGATGATTAATTGATTGACTTCAGACAAGAATTGCAAGGTCTCGACTTCCATCTCTTTAATAAGACTTTCGTCTCGTCCTGTCCTAATAATCAAAAGTTGATTACGTTTTGGCAGTCGTGGGTCATAGGATACAAAGTCGCACCACTGGCGACCCGTAACCCATAGTTGACATTGAATTTGTTTGTAATAGTCCGTAGGGATTTTATTTTCAAACAAATAATTAAGGTGCGTGGTCGTATTTGGACACTTAACTTCGATAAGGCCATCTGTACCTACTAAGCGGTCGGGCGATACACCGAGCCATTGGATTGTTGGGTGCAACCAAAAGCCTGTTTTATCAATAAAGGTCTCCAAAATGGATTCGTAAGCAATACAGGCAAACTGTTCTTGCTCAACGCCCCACTCCATAGCGGCATTGGAATACGATTCACCAGCCGTTTGCGTCAATCGCTCTGCTACCAATCGCACCTTGTATTTGTAACGCCCTACGGCCTCGCTAGAGCCTTTGCCTTTGGACATAACGTCTGCC